TCGCAGTACTGCTTGTACAACGAATACGCCATTTTCAGGGCATCCCCCTGAAAATGGCGTATTCGTTGTACAAGCAGTACTGCGATATGGCGAGCATCGAGTATAAGATGCCGATGTATGTGTTCCGCGAATCGTTGAAGGACTTCTACGATACGTTCAAAGATCGAGATCAACGGAGCGGAATGAATCGCCGATCGGTGTACTACGGATTTGACCATGATGCCCTTCGGAACAAGGACGGAATCGTTCAGGAGAAACCTGAAACGTGGTTGAAACTGGACGAGCAGGATTCATACCTGGACTCCAGATATGCAGACATGCCAGCGCAGTACGCCACCCCTGATGGCCATCCTGGAAAGCCCTGGGATGATGTCACTAAAACTCTAAAGGAACTCGATACAAGGAGCGAGCACTTTGTCCGTCCGCCGGTCAATGAGGTCGTCATCGATTTCGATCTCTCTGAAGGGGGATCCAAATCTCTTGAGCGCAATATTTCAGCCGCAGCTCAATGGCCTCCTACATACGCTGAGCTCTCACGAAGCGGGGGAGGTATCCACCTCCATTACGTTTACGATGGAGACACCGACAGACTCCGAAATTTCATTGAAGACGGAATCGAGTGCAAAGTCTATCGAGGAAAGTCAGCACTCCGTAGGCGTCTCACCAAATGCGGAGGACGACCGACTCTTGCGCGACTTTCCGAAGGGGACCTCCCTCTCAAGGAGGAGCCTGTGATCTCGGACAACCGCATGAAGAGCGAGAAGGCTCTGCGCCAACTTATTCTGCGCAACCTTCGCAAAGAGATACATCCCGGCACCAAGCCGAGCGTGGATTTCATTCGCAAGATCCTGGACGACGCGTATTCGTCAGACTTGTCATATGATATCTCGGACATGCGCAACCAGGTTACGGCGTTCGCAGCATCCAGCACACATCACGGAGCGTACTGCCTCGAGCAGGTGTCGAAGATGCACTTCCAGTCCGAGAATGACGAGGAATCCGAGAACCCGCCTGTGTCTGACGGAGACCTCATTTTCTTCGACTGCGAGGTCTTCCCCAACCTCTTTCTCCTCAACTGGAAGGTCCAGGGCAACGAGAAGGTTGTCCGAATGATCAATCCGGACCCGGAGGAAGTCGAGGCGCTATGCAGGAATCGTCTTGTCGGCTTCAATAACCGCAGGTACGACAATCACATCCTCTACGCACGAATCATCGGATATTCGAACTACGAGCTCTACAAGCTCTCGAAGAGGATCATCGAGTCCCACGTCAAGGCCGGCTTCGTCGAGGCGTATAATCTCTCCTACACAGATGTGTACGACTTCGCGGCTAAGAAGCAGTCCTTGAAGAAGTGGGAGATCGAGCTCGGTCTCAAGCACGACGAGCTCGGTTTCGACTGGGACGAACCGGTGCCTCAAGAGCACTGGGCCCGCGTAAGCGAGTACTGTGATAACGACGTCGTATCCACGGAGAAGGTGTTCGATCACCTCCACGAGGATTGGGTCGCACGTCAGGTTCTCGCCAAGGTGGCCGGGCTTACGCCGAATCACTCGACTAATGCCCTGACAACCCGAATCATTTTCGGCAAAGAGAAGCATCCGCAGCTGGTCTACACGGACTTGAGCGAGATGTTCCCGGGATACAAGTACGAATACGGCAAGTCCACGTACAAGGGCGTGGAAGTCGGCGAAGGAGGTTACGTCTATGCTGAGCCTGGTATTCATCGCGATGTTGCTCTTCTGGATGTTGCATCACTGCATCCTACGTCCATTGAGCAACTCAATCTGTTCGGCGAGTACACGTCGCGCTTTTCGGAGATCAAGACGGCTAGGATCGCCGTCAAACATGGTGATACGGCATCCGCTTCTAGTCTTCTTGGGGGTGCTCTTGGTCCGTACCTGGGATCGAAAGAAGAGCTATCAGCCCTCGCATATGCCCTCAAGATCGCCATCAACAGCGTCTACGGACTCACAGCTGCCAAGTTCGACAATCCCTTTCGGGACCCCCGTAACGTCGACAACATCGTCGCGAAACGCGGGGCCCTATTCATGGTCGATCTGAAGGAGGCTGTGCAGGAGCGAGGATTGACGGTCGCGCATATTAAAACCGATTCGATCAAGATTCCTAACGCAACTCCCGAAGATATCCAATTCGTCATAGACTTCGGAAAGAAGTACGGCTACGACTTCGAGCATGAGGCGACATACGATCGTATGTGCCTCGTGAACGATGCGGTGTACATCGCACATGACGAATTGGGATGGCATGCAACCGGCAAGCAATTCCAGGAGCCCTATGTCTACAAGAAGCTTTTCTCCAGAGAGCCCGTCGAGTTCGACGACTATATCCAGGCCAAGTCAGTTACAAGCCGGATGTATCTCGCACCCGATAGCGACGACATCGTACCGGAGGATCTCAAATTCATTGGTCGTGTGGGAACGTTCGTTCCGGTCGTCGAAGGAGGCGGAAGACTTCTACGCGAAACGCGTCGGAAGGACTCTGACGGACAGGACATCATATCCTATGGAGCAGTCGCAGGAACCAAGGGCTACCTATGGATGGAGTCAGGGAACGCTCTTCTGACCGGAGCGCGAATCGACCAGCGATATTATGACAAGTTGGCCGAGGATGCCTTGAATCAGGTACGAAAGTACGGTGACGAGGAGATCTTCCGAGCCGCCTGATGTTCGACAGTGGGGTCTTCATCGCGAGCACAACAATGCTTATAATGGAGACCCCAATATCGAAAGGAGAAGTGAACAACGGGTATGGATTATCATTTTCAGCAGAGAGGAACGCATGGATACTTTCACACGACGTCTGGATGCTGAGGAGGCGGCGATTCTTCAGGATCATGTTCTCGGCCTTCTGTCCACGACGAAAGAGACACATCTTGACATTTTGGCCGCCCTTGATGAGGAAGTCCCCGATGTCTACAGCGACTACGAGGACACCATGCTCACCGTGATGCGCAGGGAGATCTCGCGCATCACCGATTGGCTCAAGAACTACTGATAGGAGAACACACGATGGCTAACTACATTCTTCGCAACGCACGCCTCCTGTTTCGAAACTTCTCGGGTGCCCCGAACAAGTTCGGTAACACGGACAGGACGTTCTGCGTTATTCTGCCCCCGGACAAGGAGCGAGCGTTCCGGGAGGAGGGTTTCAATGTCAAGACTCTCAAGCCTCGTGACGAGGAAGAGGAGCCCACGCCTTTCGTCCAGGTCAAGGTCCGTTACGGGTATCGTCCGCCTAAGGTCACTCTGATCGCCGGCGGTGCTAGGACCCCCTTGACCGAGGGCACTATCGGTCAGCTGGACTTCGCGGACATTGTGCAAGCCGACTTGAGCATTCGGCCTTACCACGGCCGGACTCGAGCGGGCATTGAGTTCTGCACCGCATACCTCGACAAGGCGTATATCACGATCGCCACGGACGAGCTTGATGCGATTTACAACCCGCCTGTTCCAGAGGAAGAGGAGCCGCCGGAGGAGTGGCGCTGATGATCTGCAAGAAGGACGTCGGGGGCGGTAAGGCTTTCTGGACAGCGGTCACGGCCAGCCGGGTTGTTCTGCCGAATGGAGGGGAGGCTGAGCGAATGGCCTATGATCCGACGGGATGGTGGCTTCTCAACGGGGATGACGAGTACTGGGTCTACACCGCCGAGGAAATCGGTCGTGTCGTGTTAACTCCCGGCTCTCGGATGATAGCATATCCTGTGGGGCAGCCCTATGCGATCTGCGACAAGTCGGAGTACGAGTACGAGCTCAAGGACGATGCTATTGTCATCAAAGAGCGGGTCGACCGGTTCAATTCCACTGTCCCTGGGCAGGAACGAACACCGTCCTCGGACAACGTCTCGCATCCGCCGCATTATGCCGATGGCTGGAGTAACGGCGCTGAGGTGATCGACCTCACGGAGCACCTCTCGTTCTGCGCGGGCAACGTCGTGAAGTACGTCTGCCGTGCGGGGCGCAAGAATCCTGACAAGTACGTCGAGGATCTGGAGAAGGCTCGGTGGTATCTTGATCGAGAGATCGCAAGAATCGAGCGGCACTGATGCGATACCCATCAACCAAGAACCTCGCCCGGTACTACCAGACTCGAGCGGGAGCGGTCGTGAAAGCCGAGAAGCATAACGGCATGTGGACCGTGCACATCGGATCTCGTGACGTCGTGATCATCAGCGACGAAGCGTTCTACTCGCTGTTCTCAGTCATCGTCTGAGACGGCACTCGAACCCGGGGGTCCTCTGGAGACATTGGGCCCCCGGGGTTTGCGCAACAGCACACTTTTGTATTACTACAAAGATTGGAACACACAATGACTTACGACGAGATTCTTGAGCGGGTCCAGTACTCGGTATCACAGGCCCAGCGAATGAGCTCGTATTGGTCGGCCACGCTCGGTACTGCGCATTTCACGCACGACGTGATCTCGAAGATGGCTCGAGACTCCATGGACTGCAAAAATCACATGAGGGCGCTTGACAGCCTTGAAGAGGATGCTCAGAACCTCCCGCTTCTCGTGGAGGACACCGACGTCTCAGACCTTCTTGCACTCGTATTCCAGACAAGGGACGTCTGGGGCTCCATTCGCGCCACTTTGAAGAAGACCATGGAGGAGACGATCTAATATGGACCGCATTCGCGTCATCGTCGAGTGGACTCGCATCACCGCCCGTTTCTGGGGGTTGTACGTGGACCCCTGGAACGAGGACCAGACTTTCCTGCGTAACGACTATCGCACGGCCCACGCATATCTCGAGGAGCTGAAGTCGCTCCCCGTTACTCCGGCTCTGATCACCGCTCAGGAGGAGCTTCAGACGCTTCTCCATAATCTTGATTGGAAGGTCTCATGATTCTCCGTACTTGTATCAAGGGTGCTCCCGACGTCGTGGACGAGATCACTGGACATGTTACGGTCTTGAACGGCGAGTGGTGCATCCCGGTAACGTACCCGAACATGTTCCTCGAAGGGGACATCATAGACGACGTGGTCCACTACAGCGATAAACGGTGGACCATCACCGAGACCGAGGACGAGATCAAAGCCGTCTGGAAGCACGATCGTACGAAAGAAGCGCGCTGATGAAGACCATCGTATTTCACTTGACTCACACTGACCACAACGGTAACTTGCATACCGAGACTCGTCACTGGCAGGAGCGCGAGCACAGCGTTCAGAAGCTTCTGGACATCATGCTCCGCAAGCACCGCCTGCACCGCCCTCGCCTGGTCAACAAGCGCTATGAGCTCGATCGCACGGTCTATCACTACCATGCGGAGCTCGCCGATGCCTGAGAAGTGGGTCGAGTCGACGTACTACGAGAACACCGAGGTGAGCGATCTCGGCAACATCCGACGGACCTCGGATAAGACTCCTCGTAAGCACTCGATGCGGATTCGCAATCGCGCCACGACTGCCGAGCCCTGTGTGACTCTGCACCCCATCGGTGCTAAGACTCCTGCCGGAACGAAAGCCTGGCGTACTGTCCCTCTGCGACGAATCGTATGGGAGACATTTCACGGCGAGAAGCTTCCGCGCGGCAAGTTCGTCAAATCCTTGAACGGGAACGTTGAGGACTGTCGTCTGTCGAATCTCTTCGTGACGTCGCCCCACGAGGTCAAGCGAGCCAAGCTCGAGCGGTGGACCATGACCGAGGACTACCGTCAATGCTACGAGTGGTTCACTCATTGCGTGAGTCTTGACGGGGTTGTGCGTAAGATCTCTGACGGTTTTATATACAAGTGGGGGACCACCGGGCAGAATCGAAGGACGCCTTATGTCACTCTGTGCAGGGAGGGTAAACGGGTTCACGTCGGCGTTGCCAGACTCATGGCGGACGCCTGGATCCGCCCACTGGAGAAGGGTGAAAAGGTTGTTCTGGACGATCCCTATGGCCCCCTCGCCCTCGAAAACATCCGGATCATGAATCTCGAAGATGCCATGATCCACACGCGAGGCATAGGCCTTGCCAAAGCAATGGGTTACTCGGCGGCGAGTTTCGAGAAGACCCCTGAGAAGCGTAAGTACGAAGCGGCTAAGGCGATTGGAGCAGTCAGTGAGTGGGATGAATACATTTTCGGTTGACGAGTACCTGAGCGGGGGTATCGACGAGACAGTTGTTGTACGCCGCCAGACCGGGTCCCTGTGTTGGCACCACGTCACCTGGAGCTGGGGGTGGTGCTCAGATCTCGACCGGTACGTCTTGACGATCTGGGATCTGAAAGGCGTCTCGGTGATCGGGACGCAGCTGTTCAAGAAGGGCGATTACGTCTTCAAGCGCTGCTCCGATCCCTCTGTGCTCGTGATTGCGATTTGAGCGGCCGCGTATGGGCTCCCGTGGGCGATGGAAACCGCGTCGAGGTATCAGTCGGCGGGGTCTGTCGCACTCGGAATGGGCGATACTACTACAGGACCTTTGAGAAGGACAACGGTTACATCGTGGTCAATCTCCCCACCTTGAGCGGAAGCAGGACGTACTACTTGCACCGCGTGGTCTGGGAGGCGTTCAGAGGCCCGCTGAATCCTGACGAGCACGTATACCACATCAATGGCGACAAGCGGGATAATCGCCTGGAGAACCTCGCCGTACGCTCCCGTTCAGACGGCGTGCGGCAGTCCTGGGCCAATCGGAAGGAGGCTTGGACGCAGATGGCTCTTGAACTGGACTCATGGGCGTGATGCTCTGGAGCCACCAGCAAGAGGCCTTGCAGAAGATGACCGACGGGTGCATCCTGAAGGGCGGAGTGGGTTCCGGAAAGTCTCTTACGGCTCTGGCGTATATTGTCGAGTCGTATGAGACCCCCCGGTCCGCTTCGCCCTCCGGGGCACCCGCCATGGTTTATATAATTTGCACGGCCAAGAAGAGGAACGACCGCGAATGGCATGATGAGGTTGTTCGTATGGGCCTTGAAGAGAGGGGGTACAGTGTTGTCATAGACTCCTGGAACAATATAGCCAAGTACAAAGGCGTGAGGAAGGCGTTCTTCATCTTCGACGAGGCTCGTGGGGGTGGTCAGGGGGCTTGGGGTAGAGCTTTCATCAAGATAGCCCGCCAGAACCGTTGGATCCTCCTGAGCGCTACGCCCGGGGATGATTGGATGGACTACCTCAATGTGTTCCTCGCACACGGGTTCTACCGCAACAAGACCGATTTCGTGGAGCAGCACGTCGAGTGGGACCGTTTCGTGAAGTACCCGAAGGTGAAGCGTTGGCGCAACCAGAGCAAACTCCAGGGTTTTAAGCGCCTCGTGACCGTCTCGATGCCCGATAAGCGCCACACGCGCCGAATTGTCGAGTGGGTGGATGTGCCTTATGACAAAATGGCGTTCAAGACCTTGCTGAAGGACCGTTTCGATCCGTGGAAGATGGAGCCCATCGAGGATGCCGGAGCGCTATGCTATGCTGCTAGACGCATGGTGAACGACAACGAGGCTCGTATGGAACGCGTGAGAGCCATTATAAGGCGTTTTAAGCGAGTGGTCGTATTCTACTCCTTCGACTACGAGTTAGAGCTTCTACGTGGCTTACACGGCCTCTCAGGGGTATCTGTGAGGGAGTACAATGGGCACAAGCACGAGGCCTTGCCGGATGGGGAGTCGTGGGCGTACTTGGTGAACTATGCCTCTGGTGCCGAGGGGTGGAATTGCGTGACGACGGATTGCATGATCTTCTTCAGTCTGTCTTATTCCTGGCGCCAGACGCAGCAGTGCATGGGGCGTATTGACCGCATGAACACCCCGTACACGAACTTGAGATACTGGTTTCTCTATACGCAGAGTGACATAGATCTCGCCATCCGACGTGCTCAGGGTCGAAAGGAGGTCTTCAACGAGAAATCTTGGGCTCTGAGCAGGGTCTGAGGAGCCAATACAAAAATGACTTCTCCTAGCCCGTAGCCGGATCAAAAGTGGCTATGAGGTAGGAGAAGTCGTCGCTCGACACCCTTGCCCCGACAGGTTTTGACTGTTTTTTCGGCCTGCAGTCAAATTCGCGGCTCCGATTTCAGATTTGGCTGGAGGACTTTTCGTTGAAATTACGCGGTTTTGCACCCCCTAGAAGCCAAATCCTTACTTCTTACTACTTAGAAAATAAATAATAAAAAAGAAGAGAGAAATATAGAGATTTATAGCGGTATAGGGAAAAACCCTTTTTTGGCTATAATCGTTTACTCCTGTCACACCAGTCACAAATAGTCACACCAGTTACAGGTTACGCCACAGTTTTAACATACGTAACATCAGTAACATACTCGGCCATGACGAGTCTTGAACCTTCCTTCCAACGATCTTCCATACCCACCATATCGCCTACTCAACATGTATTATAATGAAGGAGGATCATCTCCTATCGATTTACCGGAGTCGCCATGCTCGAACGAGACTTCCAGGCCAAGCTCATCAAGGAGATCAAGAACCGGCTTCCGGGCAGTATGGTTTTGAAGAACGACCCGAACTACAAGCAAGGCGTTCCTGATCTCCTCGTCCTCTATCGAGACCGATGGGCCGCCCTCGAGGTGAAGGCCTCCCCTAAGGCCAAGCACCGTCCGAACCAGGATTGGTATGTATCCAGGATGAACGACATGGCCTACGCCGCGTTCATCGAGCCATCCAACAAGGAGCACATTCTAGATGAAGTTCAACGATCACTCGAGGCTTGAGGGCGCGCACGCTTTTCTGAGCGCCAGCAAGTATCACTGGGTGAACTACGACGACGCAAAATTGATCAAGTCCTATCGCACGGCTCAGGCTGCAGCTATCGGAACTCGCCTCCACGCGATGGCCGCCGAGCACATTCGCCTAGGTATGCGCATGCCTCGCAACAAGGTGACGTTCAATGCCTACGTGAACGACGCCATCGGGTATCGCATGACCCCCGAGCAAATTCTGTATTATTCCCCGAACATCTACGGGACCGCTGACGCCATCCGCTTCTACGAGAATTCCCGTTTTCTAAGGATCCATGATCTGAAGACGGGAACGACCCCGGTCAGCATGACCCAGCTCAAGATCTATGCGTCCCTCTTCTGCCTGGAGTACGACGTACGTCCGGGAGATATTTCGGCAGAGCTGCGTATTTACCAGAACGACGAGGTGATGGTCGAAGAGCCCGATGTTGATGAGCTCGGGCATATCATCGACAAGATCGTTCACTTCAACAAGCTTATCGAAGACATTAAGCTCGAAGATGCCTGAGGGCTAGAGCAGGAGGTTCAATGCTTCCGGACGATATTCTCGTTCACTACGGTACCCCCCGCCATTCAGGACGGTACCCCTGGGGTTCCGGTAAGGATCCCTACCAGAGCGCTAAAGGCTTCTTCGCCGAGAGACAGCGCCTTCGCGACCAGGGGTTGAGCGACACCGATATTGCTCGAGCCTGGGGAATGACCACCACTGAGTTCCGAGCCATTGGAATGCACCTCGGCGAGGAGAAACGGGCGGGAGACATTTCGCGAGCTGTCCGCATGAAGCAGGCAGGCCTGCCGAACACGGTCATCGCCGAGAAGATGGGGATCAATGAATCCTCCGTTCGAAACCTTCTCTCCAAGGACGCTCACGAGATCAAGTCCAACGTTAATCGGACTGCCGACATTCTGGCGGAACAGGCCAAGAAGCACAAGTACATCGAGTACGGTGCCGGCGTCGAGCTCAGCATGGGGTGCTCCGACGCCACGCTTCGCACGGCGGTAGAGGTTCTCAAGCAGCGCGGGTATGTCACCAACGAAGTCTATATCAAGCAGGCTGGGAGTGATAAGTTCACCACGCTCAAGGTTCTCTCGCCTCCGGGAACGAAGCGCTCCGATCTGATGGCCAACCGCGACAAGATCCGGACTCCCGGAATCGCCGCGGACCTGGATGGAGCGTTCACCACGGGGATCAAAAAGCCTTCATCCATCTCGTCCAAGCGGGTCAAAGTTCGCTACGACGAGGATGGAGGCACGGACATGGACGGCGTCATTCAGATTCGCCGCGGGGTGAAAGACCTATCGCTCGGCAACAGCACCTACGCCCAGGTTCGAATCGCCGTGGACGGCACCCATTACCTCAAAGGCATGGCCATGTACAGCGATGACCTGCCAAAAGGTGTGGACGTCGTCTTCAACACGAACAAGAAGAAGGGGACCCCGAAGCTCGGCCCCAAGGACAATACCGTCCTCAAGCCGATGAAGAAGGATCCCGACAATCCGTTCGGCGCCACCATCCGCAAGCAGTTGTACTTCAAAGGCAAGGACGGCAAGCAGAAGCTGTCGGCGATCAATATCGTCAACGACGAGGGAACCTGGGACAAATGGAGTCAGTCTCTCGCTTCCCAGTTCCTTTCTAAGCAGTCCCCCGTTCTCGCCAAGAAGCAGCTCGCCAAAGTGCGGGAGTCGAAGCAGAAGCAGTACGACGATATCATGAAGCTGACGAACCCGAGCCTTCGAAAGAAGCTGCTCATTTCGTTGGCCGATGATTGCGACTCGGCGTCTGTCCACCTCAAGGCCAAGGCTCTCCCGGGCCAGAGTTCGCAGGTTATTCTTCCTCTCCCCCATATGAAGAAGAACGAGATCTACGCGCCGAACTATCGAGACGGCGAGGTCGTATCGCTCGTTCGTTATCCGCATGGCGGTACTTTCGAGATCCCACAGCTCGTCGTCAACAACCGCAACAAGAAGGCTCGCCGAACCCTTGGTCAGGTGACTGACGCTGTCGGTATTCACCCCAGCGTTGCGGAGAGACTAAGCGGTGCTGACTTCGACGGAGATAGCGTGGTGGTCATTCCGCACCGCGGCAAGACTAGGATTAAAGCCACCAAACCGTTGAAGGGGCTGGAGGGCTTCGATCCGAAACGGGCTTATCCAAAGTACACTGGGATGAAAGTCATGTCCGACACCCAGACACAAATGGGGAAGATCAGTAATCTTATCACCGACATGACTATCAAGGGGGCCAGTGAGCAGGAGCTGGCCCGGGCTGTTCGCCACTCCATGGTCGTTATCGACGCAGAGAAGCACCAGCTCAACTATAAGCAGTCCGAGCGTGACAACGGTATTGCCGCCCTCAAAAAGAAGTACCAGTCCGGCGGAGCATCGACCCTCATCTCGAGAGCCAGCGGCGAGAAGCGCGTGCCAAAGCGCAAAACCCGCTCTGCTCGAGAAGGCGGGGGTATTGATCCAAAGACCGGCAAGAAGGTGTGGGTCGAAACCGGCGAGAGCTATATCGATTCCCGGGGCAAGAAGGTGCTGCGCACCGAGAAAGCCCCCCGTATGGCTCTGACCGATGACGCCTATTCTTTGTCTTCGGGCACCCGGATGGAAAACCTGTATGCTGAGCACGCCAACTTGCTTAAGGCCATGGCCAACAAAGCGAGGAAGGAAGCCGTGTCACAGCCCCGGGTCAAGAAGAATCCCCAGGCTGCCCGGCGTTATTCTCGAGAGGTGGCTGAACTCAAGGCCCAGATCAATGTGGCCCGTAAAGCGAAGCCCCTGGAGAGACAGGCCCAGGTTATTGCCAACGGCGTGGTCGATGCCAAGGTGCGTTCAAATCCCGACATGTCTTACAAGGACCGGGCCAAAGTAACCGCCATGGCATTAAAGACCGCCCGTCAAAG